TCGTCAATGTACAGGGGTAAGTTTTGGTATACCTCACTTCTGTTCATCCTAGAGTTCTGAGTATCATCTTCTCCCAGTACTAGAGCTTTAGGGCTACCCCATATAGACGCGGCTACGTTCATGGCGGTGGTCTTACCTACGCCACTCTCCTTACTATGTACGTGAAACCCTGCACAAGAAACGGGGGACAGGGCCATAAGGGGGGAACCAAACCCTGTGCCTACTATGTATTGATGCAGTTCAAACCCATCACGGTTGTAGAAGTTGGCCATATCTATCCAACCCTGCAAAGTGCCTCTAGGTTCAAATGCGTGAAACAACCCCACTGTCGGGGTAGAGGGAGGATTGTCGCCAATACGATCAGCAAATACTTCTTCATTGCCTAATACAAAGGACTTAAAGTCATCTCCAGTCCACCCAAACTGCCTACGTGCTTCTGTTGCTACCCCCGTAGCCTGTAACTCGTTTACCCAAGTTGTCATGTAAGTCATAAGTTCATCCATTCGTGAGACGGCCACACCATGCATGGACATCTGTTTTCGTAATTCTTCTTTTGAAGTAACCGCTGTAAGGGGGATAGTAAACTCTCTAACCCCATCTTTAGGTAGGTGCAGTCTAACGACCACTGCTTCGCCCATCTCTACATCTGATATGCGTTTAACTATGTACAGGTCATTGTGGTACACCACCTTCTCATCTGGATCGCCTTCAGCATTGGTAGTACGCATATACACCCCGCCATTGGTACCCCTAAAGAATGGCCTAGGGTACGGCGGAATCACGTAGGTAGTAGTAATAGGTGAGTCAGGTAAGTCCATCTCAGGTACTTCTACTATGTTATCTTCTGCGGTAGCTTCTATCACGCTACTACCTAGCACTATAGGAGACTTTACTTTGCCCCAGTTCGGGCAGGCAGAACATACATCGGGGTTAAACTCGTCGAAAGACGTACACTTGTATGGGCCTTTGATTAGCTCCATCTTCTCTGCGGTAGCCTGCTCAGAGTAACCCTCGTGGTTCTTAGATATGTTGCGTGCCGCTGACTCAGAGTCAACACAGAACTTAGCTATAGATAGCCCCGCTCTCCACATAGGTTCACTGCAATTCTCTTGGTCTTGCCATATGGTGCGTAGTTGCTCACAGCCAGTACCGTTCATAGTCTTAACTATGATGTCTTTAAATTTGTTTTGTCTGTTACCGATCAGTGCGTTCATCACAGCATTGCTACCGGCAGGAGCCATTATCTTAGGAACTGGTATCAGTCCGCCTCCCAACAAGGTCGAGAACTTATCAAAGTCTACGTTGTCAGGGTAATCATCTGCTAAGAACTCAACAGCAGATGGGGGGTCAGTCTTATAGTTATGCGTGGTTGGTACTCGCAGTACCCTAGCGGCATCGGCAGTGACAGAGGGGTCAGCCAGTAGCCCGTGTTCAGCACATAACTTCTTTAGACGTTCTGCTACAGGTAGCCAGTCGTCCAACTCTATCGACTCCGAAAGGAACCAATACGCGTGTATGCCACGTCCAGAGTTAACTAGCTTGGGCTTTGGTAGTGATAATGTCTTACAGAACCCTTGTAGTGCCACAAGAGCTGTATCTTGATCTGGATAGTCTTTGGTAGCTCCGCAATCTAAGTCGAGAAAGAAAGACTTCAAGTGATGCACGTTAGCTACTTTACGTGAGTTCGGTTCTTTGAACGTGCCTAGAGCGAAGTACGCGTCATACCCCTTGTTATCTAGGGCGCGTGCGGCATCGGCCATATCCCCTACGGAGGTGTAAAACTTCTGTATCCTCCTGTCATCTTTTGTATGGAAAGAGAACAAGCAGTAATGCCCGTCTTCCCCCAATACCCGCCTTAAAAAATCTTCTGTCTTCATAAATAGTACCTAATTCCGAGAGGTACCATAGCAGGGGCGCTTACACGCCCTTTTCGGTAGTCATCCTAGCTATGGGTGTAGTTGTTACAGTGGGAGACTATTAGTCGTCCCAGTCGGCTACTATATCAGCCAGTGCATCGTCAGATGCTTTCGGTGCAGGAGCTTTCTTCTTAACTACTTTCTTTGGCTCCTCGACTTGCGCGGGTTCATCATCCCCAAACAGGTCGTCTGTTACTGCTTCCGTAGGTGCGGCAGGTGCGGCAGGTGCTACTACTTCAAAAGGATTCTCTTCTGCGGAGAACTGAAACCCACCTTCTACTGCGCCAAACGGGGATGCGGCTTCCATAGGTACGTACTTTATAACCTGTACGGCACGTAGTCTAAGGGATACACCCGCTTCACGCATGCTGTAGGGGGTAAAGGTTACTGCTATGTTAACAGTACTACCCGTGGTAAGCATGAAGTCGTCTGGTAGTTTAACGCCTTTACTATCGTACTGTACAGGCTTAAACGTAGCGTCTTTACCGTACGCCCCTTTCAAAGATGCTTTGTGCGTATAAGTACCATCTTCTTCTTTCTTGAAAGGCATATCAAACTTGTCAGGCCATCCCTTCTCTTTCTTGGCTTCGTATGCGGTAACCATTGATACAAAGAGAGCCTTAGCTTGGTCTTTAGTCATACGGAAACGAGTCTCGTACTTAGCACCTTCGTCAAACGCGTCACACGGAACCGTGCGGTTTTCTGCATTGTCGAACTTGTAAGTCTTATTGATACGAGGCCATAGGGCTTCTACGTCATTGATAAGGTATTGATTATTTGTAGCCATGTTATAAATCCTAATTAATTAGTTTGCATTTAACTCGAAACCTTCCACCACACTAAACGGAGACACAGGTTCACTTGTTGTGGGGATAGACATAGTGATCGCCCGAATAGTATCTTCGTGGTCAATCATGGCCGAAACCCTTGCAAGTGTGTCTTCGTCTAAGCGGTCTACCGGCTTAAAGCAAAGTTTTGGTACTACGCTATCCTCATCAAAGTAAATCTTGGTGATGATAGTAACTACAGGTGTATCATGTTTAGCGAGTAACCGAGCATAGTGTTGCATACCCTTATCCCCACTATTAGTACTGCCGAATATAGACGTGGCCGGTATCTGTAACTGATACACCTCTTCGGGATTATCCCGAAATACAACTGCTAGTCGTTGTGAGAACCGACAAGCCCTACCCCCATAAGAACCTGAACCTCTTATATTTTGAGGACAATCCATACAACGCGCAGACTGCCGTTGCTCTTGGGGTACTTCTCTATCTGGTAACTGCGTGTCAGGTGACCAACACGTAGGTACCGCAACCCTATTGGGGTCATACGCATCGCCATAGTAAGCGCGAGATACTGGGGCGGCATTAACTATCACCACATCCATATAACCTAAATCCCTAGTAACTTCCTCACCGTCAGCTATAACGTGAAACTTACCACCACGTATACTGATTCGGCGTAGTCCGTTGCTACTCATCAGGCGTCATCATCCAAATCTAACTCTAGCTGTTCGTGCATAGAGATTTCAGTTAGATAGTCTTCTTCGGGTGTATGCGCACTGTTCAAAAGTGCCGCTTCAACTTCAGGTAACTTGAAACGATAGGTTGGCCCCACTTTAATATATGTATCGGTGGGAATCTTGTTATTGCGTAACCATGCACGGACGGTAGATATAGATACCGAGAAGTGCTTCGCTACATTTTCAATGGGTACAAATGCTACTGACATTACTTCCTCCTTACTGAGACTACATACTCTGAGTCTACGTTAAGCCCTTTAGGTACGAGGGCGGGATTTTCTTCTAAGAACTGCTTCATGTTCGTTTGATTGAGTCGCTTATCAAGTAACTCAGGTGCCCCATGCTCTAATACAAACTCGTGCATGTTGCTCCAATCGCTAGTCCAATATCTAGTCTTAGCAGATCGGTAAAACAATCCTGCTGAAGTCTTTACACTATCGACGCCCTGATCTTTACAGTATCCAAGTAAGGCTTTCTTAACCTTGTCTAACTGTTCAGCCAGTTTGCCGTCTTCTTCTTTAAAGGCCGCAGAAAGTTCCGAACGCTTATCTTTTATCTTTAGATAAACCTTGGTCAACTGTTCAGCGGTAGTATTACTTTCACTCATTACACGCTCCTTTACTAACGGGACGTTCACTTTATTAGCTTATCGTTAGCTAGTCAAGTATTTCTTTGTAAAGATCAATCATCTTTGTGTGAATGTCTATTCTGTTATCTAGCAGTGCGTAAACACGTTTCTCTGCGTGCGACCCTTGTAGCTGCACGACGGTACATTTGTGATCTTGTCCTGATCTGTGTACACGAGCGTTTGCCTGAGCGTATGTCTCCAACGAACTTGTCGGTGCCCACCACACTACTGTGTTAGCCGCAGTCAATGTAACTCCGTGCGCGGCTGATTGAGGTTGTATAACCAACACACGAGGATCATCAGCTTCTTGGAACCGTTTAAATATCTCCGTACGTTTACCTGCACTCACATCCCCACGGATAACTTCTGTCGATATATTATCTTCTCGTAGCTTGGCGGTAAGCATGTCTATAGTGTGCTTGAACGGTACAAACACTAATACTTTCTTACTCGACTCGTCTATTACTTCACGTAGTACCTTGTAGCGGGGGGATATATCGAACTCTACTGCGTCCCCCTTGTCGGTATACACTGCACCTGCGGATATTTGCAGTAGCTTGTTCATGTTTACCGCCGCGTTAGCCGCCGTGACTTGTTCTCCTGCCGCCTCCATTACCATCTTGTTCTTCAGTTCTTTGTAGTACTTCAACTGCTGTCGAGTAAGAGGTACTTCTCTTTTGGTGTACACCATAGGTGGCAGGTCAAGGCACTCGTCTTTGGTAAACCGTATGGCTGGTTGCAGTACCCTATGCACCGTATTGGTAGCGTCTTCTTTGGGCACCCACTTGAAGTTTGTTACCTTGCGCATCACTTGGTCACGAAACGAACCAAAGAATCTAGGTACGCCCTTGGGGTTAACGAGTTTAGCTATGCCGTACGCATCGGTAGGGCTTTGTGCGGCGGGGGTACCTGTCATCATCCACAGCCATGTGCTTGGCCCGACTAACTTATTTAAGGTCTTCCATCGTTTAGTCTGTGGGTTCTTGTAGTGAGTAGCCTCGTCAACGATTATAAGGTCAAACCCTCCGTTGGCCACTGCGTCTGCTACGATCTCTACCCCGTCATAATTTATTATCACGTACTCAGCATCGCCTTCGATTATCTTTGCACGTTTAGCCTTAGCTCCATATGCCACGTCTACTTTACGGTGCATGGCAAAACTAAATAGGTCATTCCTCCATGCGGAATCCATTATAGACAGGGGGCATATAACTAACACTCGACGTATTACCCCCTGCTTCATAAGGTAGTCAGACGCCCATATAGCACTGGCTGTCTTGCCTGTACCCTGCTCGTTAAAACAAAAGCTCTTACGGTTTAGCGTGAAAAAACTAGCAGTGGTCTTCTGATGATCGAACGGTGTGTACTTGCCCGTCCATTCATACTTAGATTCTATTGGAGAGGGCGCGTTGATATTCATGTTACGCAACACCTGCGTTTCTTCTAATCCCCAGTTAACAAGTACTTGGTTGTTAGGTAGTTCCCTACTCTTTGGTATTACTGATGTAACCTTTGCGGGGTTACGTAGCGTAAGTAGTAACGCCTTATTATCTACTATCTTCATTTATCGCTCCGATACGAAATAGCATGAAGTGGGTGTCCACGTCACGCGA